TTGGTAAATGAAACTGTATTAGAATTTGTAATAGCACCTGTTGAACCATTTATAAATTGTACTTGTGGTATTGAAACAAAGTTTGTTCCTGTAATATTTATTGTTGTAGCAGTAGCTGGAGCAATCGTTTGAGATACATCTGCTACTGTTGGTACTGTTGGTAAAGGTACTGCAGCAAAAGATAAATTACCAGAGCCATCTGTTTTTAAATAATAATTATTAGTAATAGAGCTTGGCAAAGTTAAAGTATAAGATTGGCCAGCAGAATGAGGTGGTGCTTGAATAGACACACCATGACTGTTTTGACTGCAATTTAATGTTAATTTTGCATCAGCACTAGAGCCATCACCTTTAATCTTTAATACTGGGTTTTCTATTGTACTAATAGTTCCAGAAACTATATTTCCAAGATTCCTTGCTTTAGACATTATTTAATTTTCCTTTATTATTTTGAATTTTGTAGGCTAGATATTTCTACCTAGCCTTTAAGTATTACTCTGCTACTGGTGGTGTATAACCAGTCAAAGCAGTTGCTTCAGCTTGTGTTAATCCCAAGTCTAATAGCTTATGATTGCCACTAGCTTGAGCATTTGCTTTAGCTGTTGCTTCTTCTTCTTCTGTTGGAAGTTCAGCTATTTTAGCTTCAATGTCTGCAACACTAATTGGCGTTGTTTCATTTTTCCAAGTAATTTGTTCTAAATCATCATTTAACATTACAAATGATGCATCTTTATTAATAGCCAAGATAGCTTTTGTTTTTATACTCATTATACTGATGTCTCCATAATTGTAAAAGTTGATGTTTGACTGTTCTGTTGCAATTCAATTTGGTTGTCTGCTTTAACTTGAACTTTAAATACTGTTGATGAAGTAGAATTTGGACTAGCTATACCATGAATAGCAATTACATTTCTCATGTCTATTGTAGATGCACTTGTATTTACATATGTTGCAGTTTTACCATTATGTGTAACTACATCAGTCCAACCACCACCACCAACATTTTGTTGGATTCTTAATCCTATACCAGAATTATCTTGCATTTTAACCATAACATTTGCCATTACAATAAATTTACTTGATGTACTTGCAGGTGTTTTGGTAAAAACTAAACTTGCAATGTCTGTATAATCTACATTATTTAAACTTGTTGAAGTTGTTGTACTTGCAGTATCGGTCATTAATAATCCAGCAGATACATTTCCATATTCTGGAGCAGTAGCACCACTATTCATTTGTAATACTTGACCTGCTGTACCTTTTGGAAGTCTTTGAAGTCCACTTCCATCTCTGTAAAGTATATCGCCTTGTGTTGTTAAAGTTGTTCCAACATCAGTTCCATTTGTACCTGCCGAACTCATAATATTCCAATAAGCTGTCGCATTACCTACTGGTTGATTTGTGTGTGCTTGAATACAAACATAACTAGAGCCACCAGATGAAACTACATCATCTACTGCATAAGCTGTGCTGTTACTGTAAGCACCTTTCCAGTTAAATTTGATAGCACCTAGATTTACTGTTGCCATATTTGTTTCCTTATATTGTTGCTATTAATTCGCCATTACTAATGCTAAATGTAAAACCACTAGCACTAAATAAGACATCATCAAAAGTGGCGAAAGTTGAACTTGAGATGTTGTCTGCACCCTGATTAGTCGTTGTAACTATTAATTGACTATCTGAATTTTTACTAAAACCATAAACTTCTGCACTTGAAGTTGCACCATATTCTAAAGCATTTCCAGCAGCATTTACTTTTAATGCCTGTCCTGCTGATCCTATTGATCCTAAACCTGTACCACCTCTTGCAGTTGCTAGAACTCCAGCAGTAATATTAGAGGCATTAATTGAGGCTACATTAAAAGTACCATAGGCCACTATATCTAAAATATCTGATGCTGTAGCACCCACAGATAAAACAACAGAACTTCCACTTGTAACTGTTACATCAACTCCGTTCACTAGCTTACTGCCGTTTAAATAACAGTCAATAAATCCTGCGTCATAAGCAAGAGTCGATCCATTATCATCAGTTCCTGTAAATGTAGTTTGATTAGCACTAGCTGTGTATTTAAATCTGGCTGCGGTGCCGTTAACTGTAGAGCCAGCTGCAGCCCACCCACTTGATTTATAAACTTTTAATTCATTAGCTGTTGTGTCAAAGTACAGGTCACCCACATTCAAACTGCTTGTAGGTGCTGAACTTGATATTCTATAAACTTCTGCAAAATTATTTACTGAACTTAAATTATTAGCAACAGTGGTAACATTAGCTGAATTTGATGCTAGTGTATTTAATCCACTTATTCCAGCTAGTGTATTCATGTCAGATACGATTTGAGTAGTACCCAAAGTATTCATATCAGCTATTGCATCACTTGTTCCAAGTAATCCTATTTGAGTTGATTTTGAGGCAACAGTAGAAACTTCTGTAGCTTTTGGAACTAATCTATGAAAATTGTATGTGTGTTGTGTAGTTGTAGATTCAACCAAGATACCAAAACCTGCTGGTAAAGATGCGTTAGCACCACAACCATTTAAAGTAACTGTAGAATTTCCAACAGTACCATTGGCAATCGTAACTACACCAGATCCATTTGCTGTATGAGAACTTGCAAGTGCTTCAACACTCACAATAGTTCCTACACCATTATTAACATCTGGATTAACATTTGGAAAACTTGTTTCATTTGCTATTGGAACAAAACCACCAACATCATCTACAAGATCAATAACTCTTGCATCAATAGCAGCCGTTGTTGCAATATAATCATCTGACGCTGACCAAGATTGACCAGAGTTAATTAGTTCTGATGTATCTTTATTTAAAAATCTAGTGTTTGCTGCAGAGGTTGTGTAAAAAGTATTATCATCTGGTGTATGACCAGATTGTTCTGAATTAGTAACAATAGTAGCATCAGAAATTTTTGCCATTGTAACAGAATTATCTGAAAGATGAGCAGTGTCTATTGATCCATCTACTAGATGCTCGGAGTTTATACTATCATCTGCTATCTTTGATCCATTAACGGCATCTGCACCTAATTTAGTATTGGTTACAGCACCAGCATTTATTTTAGCTTCTGTAATTGCATTTGCATTTACCTGTGATGCTTGAAGTGCATTGTCTGCAATCTTATCGTTTGTAACTGAATCATTTGCAAGTTTATTTGTTGTTACTGATCCATCTGTAAAATTTCCTGATCCAATAACTCCTAAAGGAATTGAATTATCTGTTGCTGTAAGTATAGCAAGGTAAGGTGTTAAAGTTTCATTGGCTAAAGTTCCACTATCTAAAGTTACATTAACAGTAGTGTCTGTTGAAAAAGAAGATGATGAAATAGTTCCATGTCTAAAAACATTAGAAGTGCCTAAATGAATTTTAATTCTTCTATTAGCATGGTATTGAGAAGTAACATCTGCTCCATTAATTTTAAATGAAGTTGTACTTACATAAGTTGTAGTAAATGCACCATCACCATCACCGTAAATAACCCACTGGGCGTCATTATACCATTCTCTAACATTGACCATTAGGCCTCTGATGGCATTATTTAAATTTGACGGAAGCATACCTTCACCGACATCAATTCCATTCAATGTTGTGTTGTTTGCTTGTACTATTCTATAATCTTTTATTCCTGCCATAGTTTATTTCTCCTAATTCATAAACCAACTAAACGCTTTATCGCTTTCAGTATTATTTTTGTTAATTAATGTATTTACAGCTTCCTCTATCTGTCTTTGAAAAAACTCTTGAGTTTCAATAGAATAACGAACATTGTCTATATCTATTTTATCACTCATTATCTTGATCCTCCAGGATTTGCTTTTAAATCTATCCCTTGTGCATGAGTCCAAATACTTCCTGCTGGAACTTTAACATTTGCTCTAAAGTATCTACCAGATTTTCTTACAGGATTTATTCCACTTGTATTTTGAGAACTTGAAGATGATGAAGAAACACTATCAGCAAGTCTATCTCTTGTTTTTACAACTACATTTGCACTAGCATCAACTAAAGGTCTAACTCCTGTGATGTTTGCTCTCATTCCAGGAAATATTTCTGTTTCTTTAGTTTCTAATTCTGCTTCTAAAGTAGTTCCTGAAAATATCGCAGCTTTAAAATTTTCATCAATAGCACCTAAATATAAATGGCCAGTTGTCCAATATGGAGTATCTAAAGAGATATTTATTTCATCTAAATTCTCACTTACAATATCCATTAATTCAACTGTGTTAGCTATTACGAATTGTTTAAAAATTTGTGATGCTTTAACTTTAGCTACACTCCATTTTTGAGTAACATAATTATAAATTAATAGTTTATCACAAATTCCTGTTGTATTTGGATTATCTTTAGAAGGATATAACCAAATAGCCAAAGTATTAAATGGATCAACAGCACTTGTAATTCTATCTGTGTATGCTTTATTTAAATCACTTTCAAAAAAACGATTTACTTTTTCAGCACCAATAGGAAGAACTTGATCTCCATTAATTTGAAAAAAACCATCATCTGCATAAAAAAAAACTTGTCTATTATCTTGACATACAGTTTGTCCAAATACAGCCCCTCTATTCGGAGAGATTACACTAAATCTGAATATTGTATTTCCACCAACAAAGTCCATTCTAATAATTTGATTTTGTCTGAATACATATCCGACCTCACCACT